TTGCCATTGCTCAATCTCCTGTTCGATTTTGTCTAAGTCTTCCAACGTTTTCGCTTGCTCAATATGGGTTTCAAAATTTTGTTTAATCGCAAAAAGTTTACCCATAATGATTGCGAATAAATCGGCTTTTTCGATGACTTTCTTTTTCAACTCTTCAATGCTTTTTAAGTCATCTCGACCTTCAAAGATTTCAGTCAAAATCATTTCCGGCAATTCATTTCTCGCTTCCCGTTCTTGGCGATAAAAACTGTCAATCTCGGCTTGAGAATAACCTTGTAGATATTGTGCTTTGAATTGGTCTGTTTTATCCGCAATGCGTTGTAAGAGAGCAGTTTTGCGTTGAGTGAAAAGTGCGGTCATCTTTTCAGGTGAAATGACCCATATTCCATTTCTTAACTCGTGAGCAGAACTAGGTTGAGGTTCAACTAAAACAGGGTTTCCTGTATTATCCGCAATGATTTGTTTTCCTTGGGCTTGCCCCTCAAGCAATTCAACATATTTTTCTTCGCTGATTTCTATTGCACCATCAGGTGCATCATCAAAAAAGAATCCATCTAAAAAATAAATTTTCATTTTATATTCCTATTGCAAAAACTACGACACCAGCAGTGTCTCTCGATGATTTTAAGTAAAACCCCGTTTTATCCCATTCTCCAACAGCAATACCTACCGGATAGAAATAACTTTGTGAAACAAAATCACAGACAAAGACCGCAAAACATTGTTGTGAAAAGGCTCGAGGAAATGTGTATCGTCGATAACTATCATTCCCTGCATCAAGTCGTAACCATTGATGAAGGAAACCATCGGGTGATTTTCGCCAACCTGTACCACGGCTATAATCTTCCGCATTGACTTTATTTTTTATTTGTTCATTCACCCAACTGCGATATGCCACAGTATCACCGTTATTATCAACATGCGGGAAAGCTAAATAATAGTTTTTATCGCCTTCTGAATATTTCATGTTAAATCTACGATTATTTGCGGTATGACTATCAGGATTAACTTCCCATGACCAAAATCCATTCTTGGTTGCGAGTTTCCAGTTACTCCACGACCCATTATTGATATTAGGATGTCGTGCTAGTAAGCTACCGATAATGGTTGAATCGCCATTTTTAGGCACTCTCTCATTGGCATTAGAATTAGCATTGTCTGCTGCTTGTTGTGCGTTATCTGCCGCCTTTTTTGCTCCATTTGCTGCTTGTTGTGCATTATCCGCTGACCTTTGCGCTCCATTTGCTGCTTGTTGTGCGTTATCTGCTGACCTTTGCGCTCCATTTGCTGCATTGAGTGCAGTCGTTCCTCTGTCATACGCAAGTTTCACAGCTCGGCTTGATGCAATGGTATCCGTCGAAGTGCTATCAACTTCATTCGATTTTTTACTATTAGGGATGTAATTTGCAAAATTTCGTGTGTTTGAATCGGCGATAGATTTAACTTTCACTATTTCAGCATTGAGTAACGCGGGGATATTAAGCCCATCAAGCCTTTTCCACTCATTCCAGTCATGGTTGTGCCAACGGGTACGAGCCCATAGTTCGCCATTATCGGCATAATAAACTTGAGAACCTAAACTACCGTTTGAATAAACATGTAATACCCCCCATTGGTAAGCGTTGGAAGGGAAGTTTCTATTTTTTGTTTGTGCTTGTTCTAAATAACAAACTTCATGCTTGTCATTCAAAGTATTTAAGTCGCCTGAAAAATAATTTCGGTTAAAACGCACAGCTTCATCTGCTGTACGCTGTGCATTCTCAGCAGCCTTTTTAGCTTCAACCCCCTTGTCATAAGCGGTTTTAGCTGCTGCACTTGTCGCGACCGTCTCACTACTTGGACTATTGACTGCGTTTGACTTTTTACTATTCGGAATATAGCTATCTAACAAGCGTCTTAACCCGTCATAAAGCCCTTTGAGTTTTTTAATGGCTTTTAATGTCGGTGCTTTGGTTTCATCATCGCTGTTGTCGTCATTTGAGAGTTGCACAATACCGGCTTTTGTTGTTGTCGCACGATCAATTTCGTGGGTGTGGCCGCTTGTATCAAAAGCATTTTTAGTTTTATCGGTAATTGTTTTTGGTGTGCTTTTAGCAGTAACCAATTTTTCTATAGCACGTTTCAGCGCTGGTAAATCATCTTCTGTCGCTTTAATCCCTTGTGCTTTCAGCACTTCATTAATTTGTGCAAAGAGCCATTGATCTTTTTGGTCATTCATGGCTTGTACATAGTTAAAATCTTGTACCGTTGGCGTGTCATCACCTAAGTGCGCCCATCCAGCCTCATAGTTAGTTTGGGAAAAATCAGTTAAATCACCGTTCTTTGCCCAACGAATCGATTCGAATAAATCAATCAGTTTTAATTGCATACTCTATTCCTTATTTTTAAAGATCACCGTTGTTGATATACCTGCTCCGATAGGTATCCAGTCACTTGGGTTTTGCTCAATCACCATAATCTGATCTTTCAATGCCCGCTCTATTTGAATTTCAACTGAACAAGGACCAATCTCTCTCACAATCACTCGACTAGCCTTAAAAAGCACAAGGCACGCATTGATTACATCTTCAAGCGTGCCTTGTGAATTGTTGGCAATAATTTTCCATCGTAATAGTCGCCTATACGGCTCATCAGACATAAATTGGATCTTCTGATTATTCGTGAGCAAAGCTAGATCTCGAATAGGTGCTTGGCTAAAACCTTTACCTTTTGATTGCCCACGGAAACCAAAATACCACTCTCCGTCACGGTTAATATAGGGGCGAGGTAATCCAACGATATCCCCAATACCATCTAACTGTTTTCCTTTTGCTGATTCTAAATCCCGTTGCTCTAAGTTTTGTTTTAATGCCAGTTGCAACGATTGATATGGCTTGAAAAGCACATGGAAAAGTTTTTGAAGATTAGGGGAATAGCGAAATTGAGCAAGCTGATTTTCCCATGCTGCTTGTTCAAAATCCTGTAAAAGCGCCTTCTGAATAGTCATTGTTTTTAACTCATTGTGATAATAGATGGATCGAAAACGGCCTCCTCATCTTGTGCAAGCACAATATCTGCACTTTGATAAGCTGGCTCATTATCAGTAATTCTGGTGGTTTTTCCCAACATTACGGAGACATTATTCACCCCCTCCACAGAAACACATTGCGCCATAATACGTTGTAAAATCACATCACTTCCAATGCCAAGACTTTTTCCATAATCCAACACTTTTTTCATCGCTTGAGCAAGATAGCCACTTTTGGCAAACTCTCCTTGATCAGTAAATGTTTGGATAACAATTTTTATCCAAATATACACTTTGCGAGGACGACTAAATTTTATCAAGTGCGGTTGGTTCTGACTGTCTTTGACACTAACTGTCGTGCTACCATGCGTTCGTATGCCAAGTGGCTTATGTTTAAGCAACGCCTTGCCAATATCTTCATCCAACCCACCTTTTACGACGACATAAATCGAATTTGCCGGCACGCCATTTTGAGTGCTTGAAGTATCATTTTCATACACACGTAAAGCTTTCACTCCATTAACACGGTTTAAATTGGCATAAAGGCTATCAATAGTTCCTGCACCATTTTCCCATACGCCGTAATGGTAACGGTGATAAAGCTCAAGATCGGTTTCTTCCAATCGCCCTGCGCTGCCTTCCGCTCGATTTTCTACACGCTCAATACCATCAAGTTGATTAATTAACTCATTCACTTGTCCAACTTCAGCTTCATCTTGGCTAGGCACTTCTGTACTTGCCATAACACGAGCACCAAGCAAAACAAGTTTCAGATTTGCACTTACAGAAATGCTGAATGTTGCAATAGTTGAAGCGTGAATTTCAATGATGACGTTATCATTATTCACCTCGACAAAATTAAGGTTTTTTAGTTGATTAGCAAGCCCCGTTATTGCATGAGCTACCGAGGTTCTTTCTGCCTGAAAATTGTATTTTTTGCCAGCAATTGTTATTGAAAACTGCTCTCCAACACTAGGTAGATTTACTGCCAATTGAACCTTTGCATATGCAACAGCATTAGTATCAATGGTCGTAGTTTGTTCTGTGAAATACAATACTTGGGACGCTTGATTTCGCACAGCTGTATTTTCAGGGATTAACGCCCCTTGATTACCGTAAAAAATCAATGGCACACGGGAATATTCCGCTTGTAAACGTTTTACCCCGGTAAATGAAACAGCACGATCGAGATTTACACCTGTTGCACTCATCGGGTACATTGCGCTATAAACGCCTTCGGCTAATTCCCAAAGAGCAGCAAAACGCTCAGCTTGAATCGAAAGTAATCCACCCAATACAGTTTCAGGAGTTAAATCAATATCTACGCCAAATTGTTGTTTGGTTTGCTCATAAAGTTCTTGTAATTGCTCGGGCATTCGTTTACGCACAAAGCCCGATGAGGTCACACCATAATCTGCCATAATGATTCCTTGTTATTATTCGTACCGCTTGATGCTGATTTTGTCTTTGATCACCCCTTCTGCGCTTTCTGCCTCAAACTCAACGATTAAAGAGCGAGATTTGCGATCAACAGACAGAGTTAAATTAATCACCCGCTTTACACCTCTTACACGCGCGATTTGACGGCGAAAAATGGCATAAATACGGGTTGAGTTGGGATTTTTTACTAAGATTTCATCAAAATAAGGCAAACCCTGTGAAACATCTAAAAACCACTCACCGGCAAAGGTGAGCAATACGATTTTTATTCGTTGTGCGATGGCATTCATACCATCCGTTAGCACTAAACGATTTTCTTTTATTAAAAGATCGTGTTGGCTATTGAGTTTAAGATCGAACATATCCCATTCCTTTTAATCAAAAACATCAGCAAAAATGACCGCACTTTATTGTGCGACTGAGGTTGGTTTGCCATCCCCTTGTTCCATGTGGGTATGCCCGCCAAGCGAAATACCATTGCCAACAATATCGCCTTGCGCAGTAATAGTTGAAGAAGTCGAAACTGCACCGTTAATTTGAACATCACCATTAATCGTATTGGTTGGCGCATTAATAGTTGTACTTGGTGCATCAATAGTAATATCACCGCTTGGTGCAATCTTGATACTCCCTGAACCATATTTGATACAAAGGTTTTCACCATCTGCTGAGGGCGATTTTGCATTACCCCCAATAAAACAAAATGCATCGGATAAATCGAACATTCGTGGATCATCCGGTGCATCCGAACTTCCGCTTAACCAATTTTCTAAACTGCGTTGAGAAAAAATCAAAAAACAGCCGTCACCAGGTTTGACCGGCAAGGTGATTTGCGCTACTGCACCGCCGATATCTGCCATTGGAAACATCACCGGCACATTGACAATTTGTGGTGTACCCAACACTTCCCCGCTCGCTAATCGCTTAGGAATGGCGGGTTTGGCAACTACACGAACCGTTGCTGCATCATAACTCACCACCTTTGCCGGCAATGCCACGTTAATATCTTCAAGCTCATTCATCCTTTTTCTTCGCCTTTTTCTTTTTACGATGTTTGGCTTTTTTCTCCGCCGCTTTTTCACCTTTGGTTTTTTCGCCCAATTCGATTAAATGCAATTCACTTTGCCAGTCACCGCTAAAACTGTCGCCGTTATGCTTAATGCTTTCTACTCGAAACCAACCTGTTACACTCTCGCTTTCCAGTTTGATTTTGTCGCATGGGTTCACCATCGGTAAAAGTAAAGACTTCACATTCCAGCCATCTTTCGCCTGCCTGTCATTGGAAAATTTCTCATCCTTTTTCTGCTTAGGTGTATCGCTCTTTTTACTGCGTGCCGCTTCTCGTGTGCGTTCAGGATAGCCTATCAATCCACTGTCCTTTGCCAGTACATAGCCTTCACGCTTCGTTACACCACGCTTATTGACGATCTGTAATTCACCATTTTGGATCGACCATTCAAGCCCTGTGCCTGCGGTGATTTTATTGAGCGCAATCCGAGCCGCCCCATAAAAGCTAAAACCATTCGCCCATTGTCGGGTTTTAAGATTATCCGCACCAACCAATGTCACGCCCATTTTTGCAGCAATATCATTGGCAATTTGACTTGAGCTTACGCCTCCGGCATAACCCAATGAAACTGCGGTATCTCTAACCTCAATTAAGCCGTCAAGCACAAAAAGTTGTGTGATCCAATCTGCTCCATCATGATAAGAATAGGCTTGAGCAATGTCTCCACAGCAAAGCAATGAAATATGCTCTTCTTCGTAGCCGGCATAAAGCACACACCGCATATCAGGTTGTTCAATCGCTTTGCGGGTTTCAGGCGCAAGATTGTAGATTTTGATAGTGTTTTCGTTAGGCTCGCTTTCAGTATCTTTGGCTATGTCAAACTCAATTCGCATAGGTTGCTCAATATCAATCCCTTCTTTTGCTTTTTTCTTACCAATTAGCAATTTATAGGCCCGCATAAAACGATTATTCATCATCAATCCCCCGATAAATCAATTCTGCTCGACCATTGATAAAATCATTTCGCCCAATATGCGGCAAATTATCCGAGCAAAATACAATCAGCTCACCCAATGGCAAATCTTCACGCCTTATCGGCTCAATCAATGGGCGTTCAGGTAACACCGCAATACTTGATGCCAGTTCATCGTTATAGGCATTTTCTATCGCTAAAAACCACTGCCCGAGGGTGTCATTCCAAGAAAAGTGTAAAAAAAAGACTTCATCGTCAAGGTTTACCTCGGTGATAAAGTCGTTTTTGTCCGGAAGCTGAATTGAAAACATTAGCTACCTACCTTAAATATTCCATTTAATTCTGATTTCATAGGTTCTTTTACTTTCTTCTCTGCCCCATTACTTGGCGGTTTCGTTTGTGCTTTACCGGTTTTCGCTTTGGTTTGTCCCGCCTTTCCTTTAGTTTTCCCATTGGCTTTTTCCGGCGGCATTTCTTCCGTGCGCAACTGCACCTTTTTAATTTTTCGCAATTCCGCAGAAATATTAAGCCGTTCACCATCATCAGCATTACGCTCTATATCCAAGCTCTCAATTGCAAAATCTGAATAAACATCAAGCCCCGTCACCACAGTGACAAGCTCTCTTGCATTATGCAACTCACGCAACGCCTCTTTTGCAACCAATAACTCTACTTTGCCAAAGCTTGGTGAGAACAAGGTTCCCGCACCGGTTATCACACCATTAAGCGACAACGTTTCCGCCTCTAGGGTGATGTGATCGGAAATCACCGTGCCATCTTCAACGGGATATTCAGTAATTTGAGAACGCAATGATGTACTTTCAGTAAGAAGCGCATCTAATTCCAATGCGCCAATTGTGGTTGATTTTCCCCCAAAGGAGGAAAACAGAAGATTGACGATACTCAATTTAATTTCCTTTTGTTATGCCTAAAAAATGCGGTCAAAATCGACCGCACTTTTACCCCTGATATTCCATCTGTCCTATCGAAAATTTCCCGTTAAAACTTCCCACCGCAGCACCTATTTTATTCGCCACTGCCGTAGGGTTTCCTGTTCCATTTACAGTGATATGGTTGGTTTGCTGGATATTTTGGGAATTGGAAATGTTGTTGTTCGGGCGAACACCTAGCCCGCCCCAACCTACATTACCAAAGATTGGCGTAACCGGATTTACCGAAGCCGCATTTAACGAGGCTGAAATTTGCTTATCCCCATCATTAAACCAATTCAGCACACTATCCGGAATCATTCCCAAGAACCAGTTTTTCACGGTTTTAATGGCATCATCCCAAATATTCTTAAAGCTCTCGGCAATGCTATCCCATTTCTTACCGAACTGATCGGCTATATCAGTAAACCACTTACCAATATCATCAACAATTTCCTTCGCTTTTTTACTGATGACACCCCAAACTTTCAATGCTGCTGCTTTAATGTCATCCCAGTAATAGATGATCAATGCAATTGCACCGATAATCAAAGCAATCGCTAATAAAATCGGGTTAGATACCATTGCGGCCCACATTGCCTTACTGATAGCCCAAATACCACTTATCACTGTTTTTGACATCACCCAAAAAGCAGAGGCTAATTTGGGTAAGGCTTTGCCCACGAACAATATAGCCTTAACGACTTTCCCACCTAGTAAAATGCTAAATTTACCCACAAGAGCAATGGCTTTCCCAAAAAGTAAGCTAATTTTTACCGCACTTTTTAGAACTCCACCGACACCAAATGCAATAAATTTAATAAAGCCAATATATGCCTTACCAATTAGTTTTAATATTAGTAAAAGAGATTTCCCTAAACCTTTACCAATGACTAAGCCTACCTTACTGAAAACAGGATAAAGTTTCTTGCCGATCTTCCAGATCTTGCTAATAACTTTAAACCCGAATATAAAAGGTGAGAAAGCAAATTTAGCTACTTTAAAGGTTTTTCCAATGACCCATCCAAGCCCAAAGAAACCGACACGCAGTAACCTTAAAGGGGAAAATATGGCAAAAATAAACGAGACAATGCCGCCTAATACTTTGGCTGCGATCAGATAAAACGGTATAAAGGCAAGACTGGTTTCACCAATGCTTTCTTTGGCAATGTCAAAGGCTCCGGCAAAATCACCTCGCATAACGGCTCGCACCATTCTTGCTAATCCACGCAAAACATTCAGCAAACTACGCACACCATCAATAATGTATTGCAGCGTTGTCGTGGCGAAACCTTGCCAACTGTCGAAATCAATATCGATATTTGCCCAACGAGCCAATTCACGCAAAATACCTTTTACATTAGCCCAAAGTAATTTCGCTGATTGTTTAATGCCTTGGAATTGCACCGCCCATTTATCATAGCGCCCTACCAATGCCCCCATCACTGAGATACCGCCAGCTTGCCAAACGTAAATATCTTCCAAAATTAACCCAATACCGGCTAACACCGCTGATATTGCTAAAAATGGCGCTGCGGCCCGAATGGCTTGAAGGGTGATTTGTTGCAGGGATATTTTCACGCCACGCAAAGAAAGCATTAACTTACCGCCAATAGCGGATAAAGCTAAAATCCCCACTAAGCGGATATTGTTTACGATCCATTCAGCGCTGTCATAAAATACTGCGCCTAATTTATTAACTTTATTGATCGCATAATTGGTAAGCCGTCCAAATTCATTTCGTAAAATCACCATGCCTCGCCCAAAGGTTTTCGGCATTTGGTTAAATTCATCTTGAATTTTTTTCGCTTGCTTTAATAAGCCTTGCGCCAACTGTTTTGATGTGAGTTTGCCCGCTTTTCCTAAGTCTTTTAACTGCCCCACCGGCACATTGAAGCTATCAGCAATAGCTTGAGCTAAACGAGGTGCTTGTTCGATAATTGAATTAAGCTCATCTCCACGTAAAGCACCCGATCCTAATGCTTGGCCTAATTGCATCAGTGCGGCTTCTTGCGCCCCCTTATCACCGCCACCAATGGTCATTGTCTGACCGATGATCTCCGTTAAATTGAGCGTATCATCAAGCCCCAACCCTAAATCATCGGCGCTACGGCTTACTTTAGAGAATAAATCTGCAGAAGCTAAATAATCCTGCCCAGAACGTTGGGAAAGAGCGAAGATTTCTTCTAAGGCGTGCTTGTGATCTTGAGCGGATTTAGTTGCTAATTTAACCCGAGCATCAACAGAAGCCCAATCATCCGCCACCTTCATCATGCTACCGCCTGCGGCCATAGCAAAATAACCGGCAACCATATTGCGCAAAGAGAAGAATTTCTTCTTCGCTTTATCAAAGTCTAATGCCATTTGTTGGGTATCATTTCGAACCCCACTAAAAGCCGCTCGAAATTTCTCTCTAAGATTTCTCGCCCCGGTTTGAGTTTCGGTCATATAGGCTTTGAGCTTGGAATTATCCACCTGATAGCGCAATTTCGTTACTAATTCACGAACCACATTCATCGCTTAGTCTCCATATCTTTTGCTTGCTGCACATCAATAGCATCAAGAAATCTATTTAATTTGAGCAATTCCCCCATATCCGTTAGCCCTGCAGTATGGAGTTCTGTGAGCGTAATCTTGCCCAATAGCAAAGGGCGCCACGCAATCATCTCACGCAACGCCCTTTCGCTATATCGCCCAATCGTTAATCCTGATTGCTTTTCAGCACCGCACCAAGACGGGCAAGATATTTCGTGAAAAAAGATTCAAAATTCAGACGTAAAATGAAAATAACTAACTCCACGATCTCACTCATATCCGCAAAAACTTCATCAAATTTTGCTCGAGTAAGCTTCATATCATTGCCGTTATTCAAATCATCTCGCTGCACAGCTACCAATTCCGGTTTAATCAGCATTTCGGCTAATTTGATGAGTGATGTACCATCAAGCTCTCGGGATAATTGTTCCAATCCCTCAGAAAAACCATCGGCATTTTCCACTGTTTTCTCTACTGTTTTTTCCGTTTTGGCTTGCGGCGGCGCACTGGAAAATAATTTTGCCAACGAAGGGACAAGCGTTTTCTGCAAATCACCAAAAATACGTAGCTGCTCCATTGCGGAGAATTTCTGAACAAAAAAGGTACTTTCACCAATTTGAATTTCATTACGCATTAGTCATTTCCTCCAACAAACATGACACCATTAGCGGTTTCAATCGTCCATTCACGAGACCCCACCTCTTTACCAAGCTCAATCTTGGCTGATTTCACAATCCACGCCGTAGAAGCGGCAAATGTGGTATTACCCCGTAAGTCTTTAACAGCGATCGAGAAAGTCGCATTTTTGCTAATCTGATCGGCTTTATACAATCCACTTAATACATCGTTCGTATCACTGGTCTGTAACACTGTAAAAGTGATTTTTTTACGAGGATCGGCACTCATCGCTCGGGCGACCTCCCCATCTGCACCGGCAACAGATTGAACACCATCACTAACTTCTTCAATATCAATAAATGTGCCATCAGCAAAGCCACTGGCAATATGCGCACCAATTAATACCGTAACTTTATCCGGTGCATAAGTTGATAATGCTGACATTTTTTCTCCTATCTTTATTTGATAATTTACCTAAAAAAATAACCGCACTTTTGTACGGTTATTGATTAGAGGCTATAAGATAAATTCCCTTTAATTTCCACCAGATGAATTGCACCGGCAAGCCTTGCAGAAAACTTCACATCTTGAAGTAATCGTTTCGCTTTGTTGTTTGCAGAAATATTGGCGCTGCGAGGAAGAGTGATAACATAACTCGGAATTTCCTTGTTATCATCATCTAATTCCACAGGAGCAATTCCTCCACGCACAACACCTAAATCAAGGGCTTGTCGAATGGCTTTACCCACCATTTCAATCCCCTGATCCGTATAAGGCAACTTGCCATAGCTATTAATCAACAATGATGTCACATTGATTTGGACTTCTTGCACCAACCAATCACGGAAACGGATTACATCAATCCATTCACCCGCTGCCACTTTGCCGCCTTGAGTTACTGCAAAAGAACCGTTGAATTTTTCAAAGGTTGTGGCGTTCTTTTTCGATGCAGCAATATACTCTCCCTCAGCCAAAGGCGAATAAGACACACCGGCAAGTTTTTTCAAATTCCACGTTTCTGCACCGGGATAGAATGTAAATGCATAGCTCATTAGCGCAACTTCAGGGTACTCCTCATTGGCTTTATGGGAATAAATACAAGCCGTACGGTAGAACTGTTTCTTCTCTAATTGAGAGGCTAAATCATCGGTTTGCCCTGCGTTAATGATGTTTTCATCACTGCTGGCGGTAACAAATAATTTACCGTTCGCCTCTGCCCAAGCCGCAACAAGTAATACATCATCACTTTCACGAGATGCAAAAGCGAGTCCATACCAATCATTGTTTTCTTTGGCAATGGCAGCGAGCGCATCCGTTACCGTTTCTTCGCTGTCTTTACGCCCGATAAACACTTGGGCAACATGTGTTCCTTGTGCAAATGCAGCTTGAACCGCTAAATAAAGCGGATTTGTTGCTTCCAATCCTAAATCTAACAATTCATTCGGATCAGTCACAACCAAAATGCGAGTTTGAGTATTTAGCGTATGTTCACCTAAAATCAACATATCGCTAAAGGATTTGCCGGCAATTGCCGTTGAATTTAGATCAATATTTACATTGACCAAGCGATCGATTTTCGCCATTATTTTCTTCTCCTGTATTGGTTAAAGTGCGGTCGGATTTTCAAACGTTTTTCAGGCAAAATCCCATCTTCATCTTGGATTTCAACCTGTTCAATCAATCCAACAAGGGATTCAATTTCAGCGGTATAGCGGATCTCAATCTCGACCATCGACCGATCTTGATACTGCTTCAGCTCATCAAGGAAAGCTAAATGAGTGATTTGCCCGATCCGAACGATTGCCACCCCTTGCAAATCAAAGCGTTCTTTTTGATGATAGGTACTTAATTTCATGCAAAGTGAGCGCATTGAATTAAGGCTTTCAGCACCAAAATAATTAATCTCAAGCACACCATCAATGTGGGTTTTAGTGCGTTGATTTCCCTCATTATCTACCGCACTTTGTAAGTAATGATTGGGCGTTTTTTCAAAACGGACATCAAATGTAAAAAACGGCAAACTGGGTTGTCTGCCGTTTTCATAAGCTCGAATAAAAGGGTACTCCGAAAGGGGGGAAAGCAAATCATAAAGCGTATCTAACATCTATTTCACTCTCCTTGCCATATAACGATAATGGTTGATCACACCGCTTTGATAAGAAGCACGACCCACGACTTCGTAACGTTCATCATCAAACAATATCACCGTTCCGTTATGTTCATTTTCCCCTGCCACCGTCAGTTTTTCATCGGTATAAACCTTGACTGCCGATTGAATATGCCTACCCTGCATTGCGGCAACAAGTTTATCCATTTCCGTTTGATTAAGCGGCTGAACACTGGCTAAGATCGTGCGAGAGATTTCTTCACCATCAATCCACTTCCCTTTCTCATAACGCCCCTGAGAGCGTTCCATCACCTGATATTGTTTGCGAAAACTACTTTGCATTGAGATCCACCTCATAACGAATTGAATCAACGAGCTGATGAGTATTTACCAAAGGTTTACTACTCTTCTTCGCTTTTATGGTTGCAGCGGTATTAGGTTTCCAAGGGAAATTTAATAAACAGGCTTTTTGCTTATCCTCATACCATTGCCCCAACTGTGATAAGGCGATTTTGGGTTCTTCACCCTCTAATACTTTCAGCGCATAAAAGCGTAATTTTTTCTCAATAGCCGCTTGATTATCGGAAAAACATTGACGAATAAACGGGCGTGAGGGAATATTTTTCGTGCCAAATTCATTCCAAATTGCCACATCGATCACACTTGCGCCATTTTTATATTCGCCTTTTTCATTTGCCTGAATGCCGATTTTAACTTGAGCATTTGCCAGTTTTTGTGCCGCAGCCAATTCCTCCGCCAAGCCCAAATCTTTAATTTTGACATCCACAATTTTTGCCATAATCAACAGCCCCCAACCGTAATCGCTCCAACACGACGACAAACTTCCGCCAATCGTTCGTAATTAGCAATAAATTTTGCCGCATTGCCACCGCTTGAGGTTGAGCCAAACTCTCGCTCCAAATCTCCCTCACGCTCCCGTTTTAAGCCTAATGGATTTACGCCATTTTCTACGGATTGAGCCAATAAATAAGCGGCATACCACGCTACCGCTTCATCTTGCTTATCAGGTTTCAAACATTCAGGACGATAGTTTTCAGCCAACTGAATTGCAATATCGATAACATCACTATCCATATTTTTTGAGGCCGGATAAAAAATGTTTAGTAGCGTGGTAACCATTTAAGACTCCTGTTTTTTCGTCTTTGCGTTTTTTTGCTCTTTTGCAGCTTCCGATTCAATTTGAACCAACACACCACGATCAAGCAATCCGGAAAGCCCTACAGCATCATCCGCAACGTCCACTGTTTGATTTGGGGCGATAAATTCACCGCCCACACGAATTAAACGTGGCTCAATGTTTTTCACTAACATTAGGCAATCTCCGCTTTTGTGGCAGATAACGGATAACGCAAGAACACGCCACCTACACGGGCAATACAGTTCACCACCAATTCAAGGTTGCGTTCTTGTGCCGGCAACTGAGTGAAATCTTGCGGTACTTCAAGGCTTAAGTTATCGAGGTTTTTCTCGTAACAAATGGCAATATTTTTACCGTCAGCACCGGCTTTCTCCAATTCCCAAATCCCCTCAATAGTTAAATTCGGGTGTTTTTTCTTGAAGAAAGAAAGCACATCAAGTTTATCCGCTGTATCCATATATTTACTGGACAGGGTTTGGTAGTCAGTTAAGGAAAGCAATAAGTGCGTCGGCTTGTGAACACCTTTTGATTGTAAAATCACGGTATCATGGAGATTATCCAAGTCAGCCAATACGCTTTCTGCCGTAGCAGTTTTCCAACCACCGGTGAGCGTGGTTTCACCTAAATTCGGGTGATGAATAAAGCCGTTTAAGCCATATTCTTTATCGCCCAATAAAGCAATGGTGTTCATTTTCACTTCCACCGCACGACGGGCCGCTCGAGCTTTTGCGCTCGGTAAGTCGGTTTGGTTGGCCGCAGCCGCTTTCAACTCTTGCAAGTTATAGCCATACGCCGCACCTAAACCTTTTACTTTGATAGCACGTTCGCTCATTGCTACATCAGCACGAGGTAAGTCATCCGCATAATTCGCAATGATTTTCGCCATACCGACCATATCAAAGGTTTTTTCCGTCAAGGTTTCCGCCCATTCCGGTGCTTCATGAGAAATTGGCACTAAAGCCAAACCGTTCATTGCCGGCAATTTTTCTTCATAAATTTTGTTGCGAACCACCTCTAATTGACGTGCGGTAAATAATCCCGCATCCTGATTAAAGATACCGGCAGCATTTAAGCATTTATTAATTTCGCTAAGTTCAATTTGATTCTTTTCCATTATTTTTTCCTTATAAAAAAAGCCCCGATTTATCGGAGCTAATCAAAAGTGCGGTTAATATCTCAATCGTTTTGATTAAAGAATCTCAACAATTGCTAATTTACCGAATTTGCCACAATCTACTGCACCGGTTTTAAAGGTGGCATTCGGTAGTTCTATTCCTGCATTAGACACTTGACCGGTTGCCGGATCGAATTTCACCGCTTCTCCCGCAGTGATCGTTGCACCTTCTTTAACAACACACCACGCAGCACCTTGTCGCAACACGGATACACTATCAAATTGCACATAGTTACCGACAACAGCGTGAGAATGTAATGCAATGCCTAACGCTTTTTCACCACCTAATTTCACCTGTGTAGCACTTGTTCCTTTAGTCACGATCGCACCAAAAGGAATATCACCTTCAGCGGCAAAACTTTCTACCAAATCATAGCGTGCATCTGCTTTCATACCGGCAAATGCTGACGGCAAATGATTGTCATAAACCTGACTCATGTTTATTCTCCTATTGATTGCGTGAGGCTAGCATTGCCGCACGACCGGTTAATTTTGGCGTACCATCTTGATTAAAGGTCGCATTTTGATTTTGTGTAGGTGTTAATGCTGCACGTTGTGCGCCCGCATTATCTTCACGAGCTTTTGCTTCTGCACAAGCCATATCAAATGCTGCTTCAATATACGCATCAGATTTTTGCGATAAATCAGCACCGTCTTGACGAATAGCAGAAATCACAGCCTCTTGTAACTGGCGATCGGTGCTATCGGCTTTCACCTCGACTTTGTGTGATTTTGCGGTTTCTTCAAGCTTAATACGTGCTTTCGCCTGATTGTAAGCATCTTGCTTTAACTTCTCCTGTGCCTTTTCCAAATCATTCACTTTCGCTTGTAAAGCATCAGCTCGGGCGGCTTCTTTATCCTTTTCCGTCTTTGCTGTTGCGCAGTCTTGTTTCAGTTTGTTGAACTCCACAATCACTTCCGGTGCGGCAGGATATTCAATGCCACTATCTAAGCGAATTTGGGATAAGTTTTGATTTTTTTCAGTCATTTGACCTTCTCCATCTTCTTGATATTCCACGGCATCTGCCGCATCTAAATTAAGCTTTGCCGTACCGGCTCTGCCCCGTGTTACGATAGCTAAATGATTTGGCTTAATGTTACGCTGAATGCAATCATAAGCCTCACCATCTTCAGTGATACCGCTTTTTTCTTCCAGTTCCACCGAATAGCCCACCGATAATTCTTTTTTGCCTAAATCCACTGCTTGGGTATTGTGAATCACAACCTCTGCCGTGAGATTATTGCCATCTTGCCGCCCTTCAGATAACACCGAGCCAATCACCAAATACGCATTGGCTTTGGTGACTTTGCCATGATGCTCATCTGTAATAGGTATCCCTTTATAGGCACGTAAACTGTCCGCTTTAAATACCTCATCAGGCGGACGATATTCACGCCGCTTTGAACCGTCCGGCAACTCATAAACAAAAACCCCCGTTCTTGTTAGAACAGGGGTATCATAAATAAATCCATTGTCATCACGCCTAGCTTGTAGTGCAAGGCGATCGTATCGCATAACCATTGTTTACTCCTTGAAAGTGCGGTTATTTTTACCACCATTTAATGGCAGTGATCAAATTAGGTAATGCCCATACCATGCCAAAAATAAAGGCTAAAATTACTACGCAATAAGCAAATTTCCGCGCTTTATCAGACTTATCAATGATTTCTAGCATTTTGCGTACCTCATTAAATATGTTAAAATCCATTCAAAATTTATTCCTTTTAAGTATGGTTTAATTGGAATGAAAAAGCCCCAAGTGTTCCAGCACTCGGGGCTTGTTTTTATAGGTAGGGTTAATTCATCGCCATCATTTTATAATAAGCATCACGCTTGCTTTCTCGCAATGATTGTATTTCTGACTTCGTCAGGTGTCTTACGGGAATTGATAATGATCCCAAACATACTTTAACTTCATCAATCACTTTTTGTTGTTCGGCCAAAGAAATGTCTGTATCAATAAACTCAAAAATGTCTTTAATTTCATCTAAAAAGATCGAAGTTTTATCATCACACTGCCCGCTAAATTCTGCTGCCCAATCAATAAATAACGAGGTCACAATATAGAACAAATGATTTTCAGGCGTAATAAACATTTCCTTGAAATAAAACACCTTGCGCTTATTCATATCTTCAGGAAATAGCGCAACCACTTTCATTAAATCGGCATCTTTCGTAAATAGCTCAAGTGCCATAACAAAAGATTTTATTTTTTGATCCAAGATTTACTCGCTTCTTTAAGTGTTTCAAATGTGATTATTTTACCATCTTTTGGCGATTGAATAATAGCCATTCCTTTTTCTTTAGAAAATCTTATCAAACGCCCATTCCGAGAATCAATATAATTTGGCGATGTATTTTTAACCCACTCAATTATGTCGTCAATACTAAAAATACTCTGATCTAATCTTCCAGCCAATCTTACTAAGCCATGTGAGCTAATTCCAATGCCGGCATTAGTAAAATGATGATAAATTCGATTAATTTTCCCTTCAAAACGCTTACCTAAATTTTTTGCTCGGATTTCTTTTAATACAGGCGGTAATACCTCCACTGGCTTATCCGCATAAATCACACCTTGCAACTCGTCAAAATCCGGTAATACGGCTTCGGCATAGCAACGGCACAAAATCGGCTCACCGGGGTGGCCGTCTTCAGGTGGTTCATCCCAATTAAATGACTTTCCCTCTCTCTCAACATGGCGTTCACGCTCACGTTCGTCCAACATACCCCGCCAAATGTAGCTTTTTACCCCGATATTTTCTTGGCGAAGTCGGGTTAATTGTCCGTTGAGTTTGCCGATTTGATCTCGGGCAATTAATGTCGCCCGTTTTTCCGGCAAATTAAACAGTTTTTCCAAATCAGCTTTTACACTTTCCCAACGTTCACCATTTCGCACAGCTTGAATAAAGCGACCACGCAATCTATCATGCAAATCACGAGGAATGCTCTTAATCAAGTCAATATTGGCAAGTTCTGCGAGGGTTAATGGCTCATCAAGCCAAGGCTCAGAAACAAAAATATTCACCCGGTATGCCGACTTTAACACCTTATGGAATTGCTTTTTATTGAACTCGTCTGCCTGCGTAAAATAATGATGAATGAGGTTTTGTAAATCAATCTCATCAATTGAATTTAACAATAGACCTTCCAGTTCATCTAGCCACCATAAAAGCCAGTTTAATATACCATCTTGACGCAAATTAGCTTTAAAACGAGGGCGAATTTCTTCGACTTTTTGCCGTGCAGTTTGACTGATTTTATTCGCCACCCCATTTAAGAATTTGACATATTCACGCTCAATTGCGTGCGGGAATAGCCAAATCTTTTGCTTTCTTCGAGTTTTGATAGTCGTTAATTGTTTCATTATCTATCTCGGGCATTTTATCGGGAGTAATGTCAAATTCTTCTGCTACTTGTGTTCGAACTTCTTCAGCAGATAATACCCCCGCATCTACCAATTCAATTAATCGGGCGCTTTCCGTTTTTGCAGCATCCGCATTGGCTTTACGGGTTTCGGCTTGTTCTTTGTCGCTTGGTGTGTTTAATGAAGGGAATTGAATTTCCCAATCTTCAAAAGATTGGACATGTTTTTGTCTAAGAATCAATTCAATCAACTTTTCCAACACCGGTTTCATTTTGTGTTGCTGAATGCCCTCGATTAAATCATAGTAGCTTTCTAAATCATTCTCGCCTGTTGCATTCATTCCTTTTGCTGACTGCCCGAACAAAATAGCCACTGGGATATGACAATCCGCAGAAATCGCCACTTTAAATTCATCTAACACATCGACTACACCGCCTAAATCCGATTGAGAAATGGTGTAATCATCTTCACTATCCACCGCTACGCCATTAAGCATACTGCGGGCTCGTTCCACAAGATTAATCCGATTACGTACTTGGTTTTCTAAACCTTGATCAATGGCAGCCGCCAACCCTTTCATCTTATGAATAGCTTGTTGTTTACGTTGCAAAATTAATGCAGACCAAGCTAATGCATTTTGATATTGACGGATTTTTCCAAAGACGGTTTTTGTCACACTACGTCCAATCCAATGAACGCCATTCTTCAATCGTTCCGGTAACGGATCGCCCCCCATAAACAATAGGCGGGTCTCGTGTACCTCTACTTGATTATCCAACTGTCCACTTACCGCACCAATATTAATACGATACGTTTCAAATCGACCGTAGTTAGTTTGTGTTGGATCTAAATAACGCTTTTCTGTCGGCTGAATTTGCGTTAAATCAAATACACGAATTTCATTGATGCGTTGCATCCGGTTTACATTCAAAGGCTCATTAAGTCGCCCACCATCGTCCGTAAGCAATACCAACACCGCCCCACCAAATAAACGAGACCAGCGCACCATATCGGCAAGAGCCGGCAATACTGATAAACGCTCCAGTTCAGCAAAAATAACTGATTCTTCGTCCCCTTCGATATGAAGACTACGAGAAATCGCTGCATCTGCCGGCATATCGACAATTCGAGCCGCTAAACCGCCCAATTCATACAGGGATAAATCTAAAAGTGCGGCTGATTTCCCTTGTGTTCTTTGAAATTGGTTAAGCCCTAATGCATCAGTATAGCCGTCTTGATTAAAATTCATCTTACTGTCCTAAATTCATAAAACGTGAAAGCACATTCTCGCCTGCCAACAAATCATTTATAGCCATTACTAACGCATCGACTTGGTCATCATGTTTGTGACTGTCTGTTGCCGTAAAAGCTTCACATTCGGCAATAAAATCACGCACCCAAGGCGCATTATCAGGAAGAACGATATATCCGCTTTCAATATATCCTTGCACACCAAGCACACGTGTATATTTATCTCTATCCACCTGAACAGGGCTAACAGGAATATGTCCATCACGTGTCAATTTTTGAATTAATGATGTGCCACTTGCCTTATCTTCAATATTAACTTTCGTTAAACGTCCGCTGGTGCGATCTGCATAATGTTTGTTCCATGTTTGATAGAGCGTTCTTTCAAGCTCCGGTGCTTCCCATTTGCCACGAATAAGATCGAGTATATAAACTCGGTTATCACTTGATTTACCCGCAACAATAAAAACAGTGTAATCATTATGCTCTTTTGTTTTTTGCGCTGTATCGGCATAAATCGACTTAAATTTAATATCGGGTGGAAGTTGCGAATAGTATTTAAACCACTCGCCCTTAATGATTCCCCCACCTTTTGAACTCGGTCTTTGTTGGTAAAGTGCATTCCAAGTATGAGAGCCAACAGCCATTTTTATTTTTTCTAAACGCTCTAAACTAAAACGTTCAGGGTGCAATGCCTCACCCTCTTTACGATGTTCTTCATTTTGCTCTGCAATGGCAGGAAATGAAACCACTCGCCATTGATCACCGCCATTATCCATCTCTTGTAGTAAGCGACCGGCTAAATCATCTTCATGCCATCTTGTCATTCCAAGTAGTACACCGCTTTTAGGTGACAATCGAGTATAAAGCGTTGTTGTGTACCAATCCCACACGCCATCACGTACAGTTTGAGAATTCGCCTCTTTCGCATCTTTCACCGGGTCATCAATGATAGCAATGTCTGCACCCATACCGGTAATACCACCGCCTACACCGGCAGAACGATAAGCGCCTTTATGCCCGATAATCTCAAAGATTTCGCTGTTTCTTAATGCTTGCCCTGAAATGGTGGTAATACGTTTGTTATTTAATGAAGAATGAGGAAAGATATCGTGATATTTTTCATCATCCATTATGCGTTGAACATCACGGTTCATACGACTTGCCAAATCTGCCGAATAGGAACAGGCAATCACCTGTAAATCAGGATTTTTACCAAAGGCCCATGCAGGAAAGCGACGACTAAATAATTCACTCTTACCGCTACGAGGCGGAGCAAATATCATTAATCGTGGTTGCTTGCCATCAATCACGTCCTGATAAAATTGCTGAAGCTCTTTTGCAATAATCTCGTTGAACCAACCTGTAACAAAATCAGGTTTCGTTTCAAGAGTGAAATCAAGCAGATTACGCCTCGCCAGTTCCAAGTTTAGATTGTTTATGCTTAAGCTCTCTAAGAAGTCTAAGTTCATCATCAGAATATACCGAAAGATCGATTTCCTTTTTCACTTCAATTTGCACTACGTTCCCATCAACACCGGAAATCTCTTGTGTTATTCGATCGCCATATTTTTTCGGTGCTACCTTAGTGATATACCATTTACGGGCATCTACTCTTAACTTCGCCACACTCACATCTTCAGGCGTAGCGAGATCGGAAATTTCTAACATCTCCTCAAGCAAAAAATCGGCTTGATTCTCGCGCGCACGCGCGTACTGCTCCCGAAATTCAGGTTGTTCGTTTATCCAACGGAAAATCATTGATTGACTAGGCATTCCCGGTCTACTACAAACCTTGCGCAGACTCTCGCCTTCAGCAATTAACTGACAAATATCATCTGCCACTTCCTGAATGAAAGATGAAGGTCGTCCAACTTTCTTTTTCCCCACGCCCTTAGACGTGGATTTCACCTCGTCTTTTTTCTTAGGCATAGGTTTAATCCTTATTTAATTGGTAGTTCAATTTGCATCTTATTTTCAAAGACTTTTAACGTGCCTTCTAGTAACGGTTTTTTCTCTTTCCATTGACTTAAACCTGCACCACACAAACTAGCAAAGCGCTTATCAGATTGATATTCACCAAGTACTTGATAATATTGCTCAAGTAATGTCACTCCATTTTGTGCCAACTGTTCTTGCATAAAATTAAAGGCTTTAATGTAGGCAATTTTAATCGCCATTGCTTTCTTAGTTTTGTACCCCATCACCAATAACAAAAAACCATCTTTGGTCATCTCAAACATTGGGCGTTTTTCGCCTTTTTTATCGATATATTCAACCAAACCAAAATTGGTTCGGTTAAATTCATCATCGCCTGCCTCCAATATTTCTCGAATATCACGCATGACGTGATGATGATATTTACCAAAAACCTTTGCTACCGTTTCAGATGTGGTAATCGTTTTTGAATCCTTGTTTTGTACAAACTGTTTAAAGTTTTCAGGGTTTGCTAATTGCATATTCTTTCCTTCTGCTGAATTTTGATAATAAAAAACCCGACCATTTCTGGCCGGGCTATTTAGTCCTAACATAACCTACCTTTCGGCTTGGTATCTACCAATTTAAAGATGTTAGACAAACTGAATGTAATGTAAGTTATTTCTGTGCTTGTTCTACTCGCCATTCCCGAATCTTATCCACTCGGTTTAGGCACATATCACGCTCACGTTTGAGAATGACAGCGTATTGTGTGACATCGCCATAAGTGCTACCACTGAATGGGGTTTTATCTAAGTGAGAAATAAGTGCGTCAGGCAAAGTAGGGCAAGCGGTTATTACGGGTTCATTCTTGGCGCAAGAAGTCGATAACGCTGCGAGGAGCATTGCTGTTATAGGCATCACTGCTCTTTTCTTGCTTAGAGATAGATTTAATAACTTCATTGGCTTTATTCCTTGATTCGGTTTCTTGCTTTGATAGCTCAAGTGTAAGGCGTTGGTTTTCCTCAGCTGTCGATTTAAGCTGAGAAATGACCGCACTTTGCTTTTCAATGGTTTGGGCTTGCGTTTGATTCTCGGCTCTTAATTCAGAGATTGTGTTGTGCTGAACCCTTAACCAAAAACACAAGCCCAAAATGAGTGAGCCAATTACGGTATAAATATATTTATTCATCGAATAACGCCTTTTCACGTTTACGGCGATTGAGCAACCCTTGCGATACTCGGCCACCTGCATTTTTCCAAACTAAAAATTGTTGGCTTGCGCCGTTATAATCACCGGCATTGAGCTTACGCAGAAGAATTGAACGGCGGAATGCGCCCTCACCGATATTGAATGCGAGGCTTACTAAGGCATCAAATTGATTTTGTTTGAGTGGTACACTTACACTCGCATTAATCGCATTTTCAAATCGGGCCAAATCCGCCTTTAAAATCTCACGGGATTTTTCTTTACTGATAGTCATTCCTTTTGCTACGGGCTTACCATCAACTTGTCCGGTATGTCCCACACCAATCGTCCAAATACCGACAATATCTTGATAAGCGGTCAATCGTTCGCCTTCGTCCCGAATGATGTGGCTAATTCCTCTTTCGCTAATTTTCATCATTAGTAACCCCACCTAGTTTTTTATCAAAGAAAGTTAAAATGAGTCGTCTGATAACACTTGTTCCCGCCAATCCCATTCCTGCACCAATAGGGGTAATCAAATCAACGTTTAATTGGAAATGTAATAGAATCGGCTGAATTGACCCGGCAATCAGGCTGCATAATAATGCCTCAGCAATCACCCGTTTCGGTGTATCCCTTTTGCCATAGAGAAAAGATTTAATTAACGATGTAAAAAACGCAATCACGACACCGCAAATCAACTGATTGTGATTTGAAAAATGCGTTGTAAGCAGTGCCCAAATTTGCGTCCATACATCCGGCGTATTATTTGGCATAATTTTCATACTCCACCTCGTTTTTGAGGCAATAAAAAGCCCACTTATTACAGTGGGCTATAGGTTCTGTTAAGATAAAGTTTCCACACAATAAAATAACAGAGGTTTAAAATGATTATAGATAGACAATTACAAAACAATGTTCTGCATTATTTAAAGGAAAAATATTCAGATGGCGCATCCGGTATGGAGCTTTACTGCGTGGCTTATGATGAAAACATCAAGACCGAACAGCTTCAAAAACAACCTTATTTAGGTAAATATCACAATTTACAAGATAATCTCAATTATTTAAATGAACACGGCTTAATTAATATTTACCCAAATTTTAAAATTACCGCAAAAGGCATTGACTTTATTACCGATGATGGCGGTTTATCAGCTATTCTTAACGTGCAAACAATAACACTGCATCAAGATACAATCCAAATCATCATTGAAGCAATTAATCAATCTGCATTAAACCCGACTGATAAGCAGAAATTTGTTGATGAGCTAAAATCGCTTCCAGCCGAGAGTACAAAACACATTCTGTTTGAATTATTGAGTAAGGGCATTGCGAACTTTCCAAGCTTATCTGCACTAATGAATATGTAAATTCATCTGAACTGTCTTTATTGACTAACTCAAAGATACCATAGCCAATGCCGAGCCATAAACAGAAACCTTGGACTTTCTCATCAGAGATAATAAATAATCCGTTTCGATGAAATACAAGGCTTTTGATTTGCATATATCTTCCTCAATAAAAAAGCCCCAAGCATTTCTGCCTAGGGCCGTTAAACTTATGGCACTCTGTACCGGAATCGAACCAGTATCGATGACTTAGGAGGTCATTGCTCTATCCTGTTGAGCTAACAGAGTAAATATATACTAAAAAGCCCCGACTATTTCTAAATCAGGGCTGTTAAAATTCACTTGTGCGTTGCTTACGTGCAAAAACCGCACTATAAGTGAAATCATATACTGTCAGTGCACACTTTGCAAGTATTTTTTCAATAAAGTGCGGTCGGCTTTGGTTAAGTTTTACAAAATATCAAGTTGAAATCCACTTTTCTTCGGATTGTAGGCTCGCAAGTATTTTAATACTCGCCAGTTGCTACTTGACTCACAGGCAAATTGCTCTGTAATTCTGCTCAACGTGTTCTGCGATTGACGTATGGTGTAGTTGTACTCAACTCCTAAATCACGCACCGTAGCAGCATAGCTCGAACCAATTTGTCGCAATGCCGGATAAAGCACTTGGCACATTTCAGCACAACGGAGTAAGGCGAACCACGCCCACGTTAATTGTTGGAGTTCGTGTTCAGCAAATTCAAAAGAATAATGATCGTTCTTCTTCGGCTCAATCAACTCCCCCTCAAGGGCAATTTTATGAACATATTCCACCGCACTTTGTAATTTGTCTGCCGGAATATCTTCTATGCTTTCCACATTCATATATTGATGAACAAGGTTGTAGGCTTCGGAATAAATCAGTCCTTTTTTACTCACCAACATATTAACAGCATTGCGTAAGCCTGTGCGATCATCTACGGTGGTTTTGTGTTCGTATTTTCCTGTTTTGCGGATCTGCGGTAACACTTCTGCTGTTACCCATTTTCTAAAACGATGAGGAATAGATCCTTTTTTCACTGCATCACGGCAGCGTAAGATCAAAGTGTACATTCCGCTTTCGCTGACAATATTCATTTCTTGTTGCCCACTAGGGGTGTAAATTAAACTTACACCCTTTTCATCTTCATCTAAAGCAAGTAAAGACATACGAGAATTTGTTAAACCGATTGCATCACAAATATCTTTTGCAACAAACCAAGGTTCATCATTGATTGCTAAAGTGCGGATAGAATTTGATTCAAAATTGAAAGTTGAGATTTGAGTTGATTGAGACATAAGTCTGCTCCTGTATTTTATTTTCTGAAGTTTTCCCCTACTAAATTAGGGTGCCAAGAGGTTCAGAAACCGAAACACAGTACGGTCGGGATTATTCCCCTTTCGGGTATTGTATTCTCCGCCCTCTCGGCATAGATTTAATTTTAGATATGCGTTGTCAAAATTCGTAGGAAGAGAGAAAAGAGATCACGAATTTCACGCATAAAAAAACCGCTATGCTATCGGGTGCGGATTTCCGCTGTGCTTTTTAGGTTCTGACGCCTTTAAGGGGATAGTAAAATTAAACCCTACTTTTGTCAAGCAGGGTTTAAACAATTAACGGTAACTTTTTTTGCCACCTGATGTAATGCAATAACGCCCACCTCTTGGTCCATAACAATAACTGCCTGAACCACAAGAACAACCACCGGAATAAACAGAGCGTGGTTTATGGCTTTTTTGTGTTGCTTTTGGTTTGCTGTAAGTAGCCATTGTGTTTGTTTTAGACGCAGACTTTAAATCATTTGTAGCCGTTTTCCCGATACTGCAACCTTTAGTATTGCATAAGTCGTTAGAATGAACCCATCGCTGATTCGCTTCTCTTACATCTGTAAGCCTACTCCAACCATTTAGCGTATCATAAACGGTCACCATTTTTCCTTTTGGAAGTTTATCTATAACAGGGCTACTATAGTCCGCATATTGTCTAACGTTGGCATTATTTACGCCAATATATTTCATATCAAAAGCAAATGAACTCATTGAAATCATTGCCATAATTATAGAAATAATAAGTTTATTCATGATCTAACCTCAAGTTTCAAATGTAAAAAGCTATTGCCGATTTTCTGTTGAAAAATTTGTTACACTCACCCTAAAAATCAGTACTGTCAAAATGGATTTATATGGCCATTGATAAAAAATAATCCTTGTTCTTTTGTATAATCAATGATCGGAAAGGGTGGTATTTTGTCAATTTTAACAATTTTTTCATCCCAATCTCCCACATCACCAATACCACTCAAACGAACCTCATCAATAAATCCTACTTGTTTTAGACGGTTAATTTCTCTTGTTACCCAAACAATACTCCGTTCAGTATATTGCAAGTTTCGGCAAAAATCTTTGGGATCGAATTTCAATGTTTCAACAGATAGAAAACATTCTATCAATTCTTTCGAATACTTAGCTCTTGTGTTTAAATTTAGCGATTTCTTTTCTTGTAATGACAATACTTCACCTTGGTTATAAGAGCCATCTAAAATTCTCTTCGCTAAAAATTCTAGCTTGTCTTTTTTAATAAAATCATATCTTGATAATGCCTCCTTTATTTTTACAAGAAATGCCTTTTTGAATAAAATTTCTTCTGCTGTAATTGGTGGCGCATCTTCCCGCATTCTCGTCTCAGTAATCTCAATTCCGATATCCGGTTTTAATTTTTCTTGTTCATTTTTACCAAATAGTTTCAAGAGAATAGATTTAAACATAGCTCCACCCTAAAATTCAGATACAAAAAGCCGTTTAAAACGGCTTATGATGCAATTACCGTTAATGATCATTTAATTACAATTATTTTTCCACGATCTAGATCACAAAACAGAAAAAAGGGTTCAATTAATTGATTTGTTGAGTAATTTTTAGGCGGGTAACATAACCTTGCCTTGTGTAACGCATTACGCTACAATAACACCACTCATTATTAAAACGACTTGCTATGATACTTTCTTTCAAACACAAGGGACTGGAAAAATTTTACAAAACCGGCTCAACCGCAGGTATTATCGTTGCACACTCGGCTAAGTTGAAACGGATATTAGCCCGTTTAAATAGCAGTAAAACCGCTCAAGATATGAATATCCCCGGTTGGAATTTGCACCCCTTATCCGGCAATCTTGCCAATCATTGGAGCGTAAAAGTCAATGGCAATTGGCGTGTAACATTCAAATTAGAAAATGGGCATGCTGAGATTGTCGATTACCAAGATTATCATTAGGAGATTATTATGCGTATGCACAATCCCCCACACCCGGCAGAAGTTATCCGTGACGATATTTTGCCGGAACTCGGTTTAAGTGTTACTGAGGCTGCTAAACAGTTAGGCGTAAATCGTGTCACACTTTCCCGTTTATTAAACGGTAAATCCGGCATTAGTGCCGATATGGCATTACGCTTGCATATTTGGCTTGGAGAAAACAGTCCTAGCCCAGAAAGCTGGTTACACCAACAAGCCGACTATGACTTATGGCAAGCCTCTCAAAAAGCAGACTTCTCAATAAAGCCTATTTTTGCTTAAAAGTAAGGGCTCTTAGTGAGCCCTTTATTATGCCATAAATACCGTTTTTCCTGTATGTAACATAAGTTTTAGTGATGTTTTCGCTGTTTTTAGACGGTTAAAATATTCTCTACGAGATATATTAAGGCAACGATGAATATCGTTAACTTCCCACCGATCAACATAGGTCAGCATAAACACATCATAAAGCTCAGGGTTCACTTTATACATAATCAGCATACATTCGTTAATCTGCATTCCCAGTTCGTCAGAAATCGGATCTAAATAGGGTTTATAGGCATATTCGGCGTTAGGCTTAACTTGAGCAAATCCGGCTGATATGCGAGGAAATTCCGTGCCGTAACGAGGTGTCGCCCAATAGCCCCATTGCACCGCTACTCTATCAATATTCATTATTCCAACTCCTCAAATTTCACCACAATTCGACCGCACTTTTCTACGCCCATCGCTTTCCACTTTAACTCCGGTACTTTCTGCCAACAGTCATCTTCAATGATTTTGGCTTGAACCAAGCTGTCTAATAGCACCTTACCCAAGTTATCTAAATCTCGTTTTCGTTTATCGGGAAAATACACTTCAACAGAAATCGAAACCGGTTTTTCAAAGGGCAAATAACCCATACAACTTAAAAAGACTTTATCCCGGTATTTTTTCCCCTCGTCTGAAATGTAATGAACGCCACGTCTAGTATGTCGCCAGTAATGATTAACTGACGGCGGGTAAGGAAATTCAAGAGTAAGGGATGTCATAATTTACCTTCCTTGCGTAAAATGGCTTGCGTGCGGAACACGCCTTCTGCGTGGGCCAAGCGCACTAATTCAGCATCCATTTTGCGTGTACGGCGATCGCATTCATCGTGGCAGTTACTGCACGCCCAAGAGCCAAATACATCATCAGGTTTCATTCCTACGCCGTTTAATCCCGCCATTCTGTAATGCGCCAATACCACCGTTTCTGGATTATGGTTGCAGATTGAAGGAAGTCTTACTTGGCAGCTTCTTCCTCTAGCCTCCTTTCTGAAGTTAATTTTCATACTACATGCCCCCAAGTTTTACCATGAATAACATTTCCAACGGAAACCCTACCAATCCCAATAGCTTTCGCGATCTCAACTTGAGAAAATCCATTTTTGTGCATCTCTCTAATTTGTCGAACTAAATTATTATTTAGCTTTGACACACCATGAGTCTCACCTCTAGCTGTTCTGCCATGTAGTTTTTTATCTGCCTCATTATCTGAGTAACTTCCCCATGCCAAATTATCCAGAGAGTAATTTAGAGGATTGCCATCCAAATGACGTACCACATCTCCAAAGCCGGGGATGAATGCTAAAGCGAGGAGTCTATGAATATGACGATAAACCTCAACCTCCCCATTACACAAGCATACTGACGGATAGCCAGACTTTAAATTATGCTTTAGGATTTTACCTTCTACCAATCTCTCCCCCTTACCTATCCGCACATACCGACTAATAGATCTAACCCTCCCAAAATTGCTAATTTCATATAAGCCAATAAACTCCTTTATTGGTCTCCATCTTTCAAGGGCTTCATCAAATTCACGGCCCTTTGCTTCTTTGCGAAAATTGATTTTTGCCATTACTTCACCTTGTCCTTATCTTCCACTTGTGCCTCTAAATGACGATAAATTTTGATAAGTTTCACCCAATGAGTAGCGGACATTGCACCTAAAGTGTAAATGCATATGCTCATTAAGAGCATAAACATACCGTGGGCCTTATCAAGAATGTTTACCACGACGAGTGCCGGCATTAAAATCGCAAACAAAATACTAAGAATAATGTACATTGAACTCTCCTTATTAACCTTCTAACTAAAAAAACGCATAAAGCTGATTAATCACATTTTCATCGGTTGTGTTACCGAAAATTTCTTTGAGTGCAGCATTGATTAATGCCGAATAACACTTTTCAAATTCGTCTTGTTCCATATTGCCGTAGCTCAAAGATTGCGCCTCAATCCGTACATCACCTTTGATGTTGTAAGTGGTTTCATAAAACCCGGCTAACACAGTTAAATGTTTTCGAAATGTGTCAAACTGTTTGCGCTCATCAAAGTATTTCCATTCTGTTTTATCTGCGGCCCAATGATCGAAACAGAATTTAAAAAAGGCAAAGACCTTACGGTGAAATGACGGGTTGCGAGTTTTCTTGATTTCAATGTTGTAAAGCTCGCCATTTTTGAACCCAGTTAGCTCCGGCAAATATATTTCATCAGCTGGAACAAATACGCCTCCTGCATTTTTAATCATCGGAATAATCATTCTTGATACTCCACGCCCAACGTTTCCAATCCAAAATAACCACAAGAAGACGTTCTATTTCTCATTGCATATTGGCTTATAAATGGATATGGCATTGGTTTAATTAGATGACCGATGCATTCAAATCGGTCTAAATCCGTTTTCTTCACTTTGCACCAAATTGAGCTATCGTAACGATCGATAAGTTCACCCTTGCATTTAGGGCATTTCAAATTAGTTTCCATACCCACCGACCTTTTTCACAAAATCCAAATTCACTGAACGAGTCACAAAATCTTCCATACTTGGATCGAACACGATTACCATTTGTCCTTTGCTGTTTCCCTTCGCTTCTTTGCCTGTAACTGGATGCAAGAAATTAATTCGTCCACCGGCAATATCAATCACTTCGTTTGCCACACCATGAATATGGTTTTGATACCATTTGGTAGATTTATCGTTGTTGAGTAACATCACCACCATATAACCGGCATCTCTTAATTCTTTTGCACGTTGAAGATAAGGCGTAACATTTGAGTAAGGCGGATTAACATAAATTCGCAATGGGAAATAACAACGTTCGGCTACTTCATCAAGTAGCTTGTCAAATAAATCATCCGCCAAAAAATCAGGGGCAATCGAAATATTGTCCGGAAACGGAATATCATCGTTGCCATATCCTTCCGGTGCAGGCTCACCGATGTAGCGATAGCACAATGCGTTTTGGTAATCTGCACAACCATCAAGATCGAACGAGCCAAATTTATTTTGTAACCAGTTAAAAAAATACTTCGGCGTGCGATAGTGGTCTTTGTTAAATTCGGTCATTGCATTGCTCCTCGTACTTCGGCCATTAAACGGTCTCTTGCTTGATTTGCTCGGTCCTTGTCATAAAAACTTGGTTGCTCCGTAATCCCTTTCGGAATCTCCTCAAAAGGGAAATTCGACCGCACTTTTTCCGCAGCTTCCGTGAGTAATTTCGGAATGGCTTTCAATGTGTCATCTTCCGATTTTTTCCGGCACTTCTCGTACAAATTTTTCAATAGCCAAAATTCCACTTTTGAACGATATTGAAATTCATCCCGATTGAATCGGGCATAGCCAAGGAATGATTTGTAACGCTGATATAATTCGGTTTCGTTTGGTAGCCCCAATGCATGATAGTCTTCACTGCACCAAGCAATAAATTGCCCGACACTTGGAAAAAATGGACTTTCAGAACCTGCCGCACGGTCCAATCCTCGTTTTAATGCCAATGGGGTCATCACATCCGCCTTGATCAATTCTTCAAGCCATACTTGCTTGGTTTCGTTGTAAGTCTCAATGCTGTCAAATGCTTGCTTCCAAGCGGGGAAAAGTGACTTCAATCGGGTAAACATTCGGTCAATTAATTTCGTTGCATTGCCGGAAACATCGGATTTTTCGACCGCACTTTTCTGAGTGGGTGTAATTGCGTTCATCGTAAATACTCCGGAATTAAACTTGGATCGACGTTTAATTTTCTTCCCACGCCCCATGTGCCGTTATCGGCAAATTCATCATCGCTTGGTATTTTCCCCATATTTTGCCCCGCAGGTTCTTGAGGGTAATCATCAAGCCAACGCCAGTTATTCAGGTATGTTGAGGGGTGCAGGTTGTCAAAACCAAATTGCTTGAGACGTAGCCGTTTTGCTACGTCATCAATCAGCATTTGAGTGAAATCTTCAAGAGATGTTGGATACTCCGCATTGTAAGATTCATAAACTGACTTGAATTTTTTTAACGCTTGTTCTTTGCCAACCTTGCGCATACCGGCAGACCAGAATTTTTCAAAGTGAAATTCAAACTTCTCAGCCTTGGCGATTTTTTGCGAAGTTTTTTTAATATGATCTTTAGTATTTTTATTATTTATATATTTATCTGTCGGATTTGAATCCGAGCTGTTTCGGATCTGTTTCCGAGCTGATTCGGATTTATTTCCGAGTGTCGGATTTGAATCCGAGATGTTTGATACTGCGTGTAGATCAAATTCGTTCCATGTTTTTCCTTTTTCGGTTAATGCGATTAAATCCATATCATCGTATTTTTGGTAAACAACCAATCCTTTTTCATCAAGCTCTTTGAAATGTCGGTAAACTGTATCGGGTTTAGAATAAAAGAGCGGTAATTCTTCAATCACTTTTTCTCGTGACACCCAATAAAACACTTGCCCGTGTAAATTAATTGGTTTAGCCCACGACACAGCTTGATTTAATAAATCGAACAATGCACCTTGATTGGCATTCAGCCCCCAATCTAGGCACTTTTGATTATTGATATAAGTTGAATATCTCATGCCATCAACTCCGAAGCGTAACGTGACGCAATAAATTCAATGCCTTTGCTTGTCACTCTTGTTTGTGTGAAATTGTGACCGTGTTCGGCTGTGCCTGTTTTTACGGTGAAAAGTTCTTTTGAATGAGCGGATTGATATGGCAACAAATTACCGGATTGACGATAAAGTAATTTATCCTCCAGTAAACGGTTGATCATCGCCTTTTCCGGCATCTTCAAAATCTTAGCTGTTTCACGAAGTGATTTACTTGTTCCGACTTCAACATAGTGATCCACAAATGCCACTTTAGGCGCATTACGCTCTTTTTCAGCTTGTAATTCAGCCGCTAAGAGCAAAGCCTCAGAAAATGATTGAGGAATTTTTACTGTCGGTGCTTGTTGGTTTTCGAGTTCCTTCCAACGACGATTTATTTTTATACGAATATCGTGTTTATAGCCTGTGACCAAATCAAGAACTTGATCTTGCGTTAAAAGACAATGTTTATAGACTTGACCATTTTGAGGATGCGTGTAAGGGGTCTCCAAAATTATTGGATACCCTCCTTTTTTATATGCTTCATTTAAATTAGCTATATCTCGTAACACGAGTTCGTGTCGTTTTTCACACAACTCAGCAATCTCCCGACTGCTCATTGTCAAAGTGCTTGCATTTTCTTTCATAATTGGTAATATTCCGTTCATACTTTGAACTCCTTATGAGTGTAATTAGCCACGGTTGCCGCCGTGGTTTTTTATTGCCCTAAATACTTCTCTCTTAACCGCTCATCTAAACCATTTAGTGATAGGAGTAATAACTCAAACTCCCTTCTCGAAATCGCAATATGCGTTTCTTTATCAAATAACCCGAAATCAAGTGCGGTCAAAAAATTCAACGTTTTCACCATCTCATTGTTCGCCACAAATCGACTTAGCGTGGACGGATCGCAATCCATTCGTCCTGCCACCTCAATTTGTTTCTGACGGTAGTATTTCTCCATAACAGGATCGGAAAGTTCTCTTGCCGATCCCAATAACTTATTGCGTGCCATTGCACACTCCTTTGGATAAATTAACCCCATAAATCAGGGCGTAATTCAGATTTCTTAACTTTGCCTTTGGTTAATTCTTCAATCTTTGCGCAACGTTCTGCCGGCACTTTTTCTCGCCACTTTGAAACTGCCCAAGGAGTGATATTGAAATGACGAGCCATAGCTGAAATTCCTCCAACTATTTCGTAGGCTTTTTCTATCGGTAGCATTTCGCCCTCTTTATTCTATTTAAAGTAGAATTAATTCTACTACTAAAAATAGAATTGAAGCAACTATTTTTATTATGTATCTTCTACCTTTGGTAGAAACTGGAGTAAATATGACAACATTTGCAGAACGACTAACTTCGCTTATGGAGCAGCAAAACAAGAAAATTCCTGATTTGCGGAAGGCTTTAGACGTAACTTATGAAATGGCGAGAAGATATACATTAGGAATGGCAACGCCTAGAGATGAAAAAATAGAAATAATGGCAAAATATTTTGACGTTAGCCCTGCATATTTAAAATATGGAACTATTGAATCAGAAGCTACAACAGAAGAAAGACAAATAGAAAATATTACGTCTAACGTAAAAGACGTTGGTGCATTTGATTTATGGGATAGACATACTCCACTTAATGATGATGAATGTGCCGTACCTTTTTATCAAGATATTCGCTTTGCCGCTGGCAATGGCTTTGCTGATGACATCGAAGACTATAACAATTTTAAACTCCGTTTCTCTAAAGCCACATTGAGAAGACAAGGCGTGCAATATGAAAATGCAGTCTGTGTCGTGGCTGATGGCGACTCAATGGAGCCGGTAATCCCTGATGGAACAACAATCGGTATCGATCTTGGATATAAAACAATTAAAGATGGGAAAATCTATGCTATCAACCACGGTGGATTGCTACGTATTAAACTTCTCTACAAAATGCCGAATGATCAAGTAAAAATTCGCAGTTACAACAGCGAAGAACACCCTGATGAAGTTGCAGATTTACAAGATATTACCGTTCTAGGGAAAGTATTTTGGTACTCTGTTTTGTTGTAGCAAAAGAACGAATGAGAGCACACTAAAGCCAGAAGTTGAATTTTGTGGGGTAGGTGAAAGAACAAATAGAAGCGTTGTGATGGGTTGGAACTCTAATATAAGTAAACTACTTAAATGGGAGAATGTATGGAAAAAATATATTTTTTTAAACCGGATAAACACAACTGGGATTTAAAAAAACTTGAAAAAGGTTATCTAGTCAAACTTCATTTGCACAATAATCCTAATTGGAAATTTGGCTCACTTGCAGTGGCAGAAGTGTTAGAGGTTTATCATCAAGATAAAAAAGCAAAAATCAAAATAGTGGATAAAAAAGGGAGTAACTGGGATTATGTACCAAAAGGACAATGTATTTTTGTCGAAACCCCAGATTCAATTTATATATTACCCTTTGATTATTTCTTCGTTACCGATGAGGGTCTACATAGTGATGGGGTGAATCAACCTCTGTAATTAAAAAAGGAATCTGTTGTAACTTAAATAAAATTTCCCTAAATTCAAAATAATAAAGAGAAAAATCTAATGATAAAATCAAATCATTTAAACTGTTTGCCCTACACAGAAGCAAAAGCATTAATGGATATTCCTAAAAGTTACAATAAAAATTTACAGTGGAAACCGGCTAACAATCGTAATTATGTCACTTGTCAATTCATTCCTTACGATGAGCGAGATCCAATAATTAAAGGTACATTAACCGGCGTAAACGTACAACTTGATTACAAAAGACCAAAAAGAATAAAACGGGAAAAAACAGTATTGACATTGTTTCAACAAAAAAATGGAGTAAAATACCGAGCATATCAACTTGAAGCAGCTCATGAAGATAACAAATCATCACGTGATAATGATGAAGATATTTACGGTTGTCATGAGCATATTGGTGAGAAACTTCAGCAAGTGGGACAGGAATACCCTATTGATGATGTTGTAAATTGGTTTAAACTATTTTGTAAGAAAATAAAGCTTAATTTTACTGGAAATATTCCACAATACTCTTTGGTAGAACATAATGATGAACTGTAATTGGCTAGCAAATCACCCACTTTTCACTTGTCGTGAAGTCGATACAGTGGACGGTCAAAATGGTCTTGCAATTCACACATCTTTCCGATGGACAGATGGGAGTGCCTTTTGTTTTTATCTTGTGCCTTGTGGGAACCAAATTATGATTACAGATGATGCCGAAAGCATTTTTCATCTTCACACCCAAGGGCTTCCTGTTACTAAATCTACCATCAACGCATTGCGTGATAGAATCAACTTCACCCATTTTAATGTTTGTGTTGAAGAAGATGGCGAGCTTTATATGCTGACACAAGAAAGTGACTTAGCCTACGCCATTTCAGATTATTTAAGCGTCTTCAGCATTATCAAAAATTACGAATATCAACAGCTTGGCATAACAGATGAAGTTAATAATCTTGCTCAAGATGTGGAAAATTATCTAAGGCTGCTTAAACCTCAATCTACTTTTAGCCGTAAACCTCAGGTCAAAGGCATATCAGGTCACGAATATAAATTTGACTTAGCCGTAGATAATCAGCTTTTCTTGGCAATTCAGCCAACACCGCAAGCTGTAGGTGCAGCAATGAGGAAAATTGGCGATGTAGTCAGTAGTAGTGATCTTGATAACAGAACCATTGTTGTTGTTGTTGATGATCGCAATAGCCAAGATTTATTCAAGCAAAAAGCTGAGGAAGAAATCCAAATTATTTCAGCTTTAGCGAGTGCTGTACCATTCACCAATTTAATAGAACGAGCTGAAAAAATCACCCAAGCCGCACACTAAGTGCGGTTTTCTTTATCCTCTACTCCATAACTATCCCCACCATTTTCGTGGCGTCACGAAAATGCTCTAAAAACCGACCGCACTTTTCTCTTTCCAGCCATCTATTGATTAAAAAACAAGCAATCAAACTATCTCATCAAAAATTTATTTCTTTATAAATCAAACAAATGCAACACAAAGTAGAAGAAAGATACTACTTTAAATAAAATAAAAGTTGCATTAAATTCTACTTAAAGTAGAATAACCACATCAAAACAAAACACCCACCTAGCAAGCCAAAGGCTGAGAGTTAGCAGAGACGGTGGATTGCTCTTTAAAAATTGAGATGAAATAAAAGCCCCTTTCGGAGCTTTAGTATTAGATTCGCTCAATAGGTGTGAGTTGATTTGTGGATTTAACCAAATCAATAGCATGTGCGCAGTCGCTATAATTTTTATAGCCTTCCCCGCTAATTGCTATGGTTTGTCCGTTACGCGCTTTTAGGCGCCAACGCCATTCTCCACATGAATCAACATAAATTTCAAATTTCATAAGGAACTCCCAATGAAAAAGTATTTATTCCACTATTACTTTCAAGGCTCTCAATGGTGTTGCGATGTTTACGCAAACAGCCCAGAAGAAGCAAAAGAAAAAGTAAAAGCAATGTCCCAAGCAATTTATGACGGAGAACACATGATAACAATACCGGTTCCAGTGAAACCTCAATCATTCATTGCAAGGTTAATCACTAGATTACTGCAAAGGTAAGTTTATTTCATCTCAATTTATGCTCTTTAACAAATTGAATAACACTCTTTAGCCCTAACGGGTACGCAAGCTAGGCGTGAGTGGCTGAGGTAACAAGCACAATGTTTTTCATTGTTTACCGCATTTTCTTTTAATTTGGCTGAAACAGATTTGACCATTACAAGGTAATGCAATTTGACGGATTAGGCGGATTATCACATTAAGTGCGGTAAACAATGGAAAAGAGAGAAAAGGGGTCAGAAATGGCAAAAATCACAATTTTACGCAATGCAAACAAATACAGTGATAATCCTGAAATCCGTAATACCGGTAAAAAAGGACGACTCACAAGAATGTTTGAAAAGTCCCGAAACATTACCGCACTTTGGGAGAAGGCGGTCGTAAAACCAAGCAAGATTGATAGTGCAATCAATCTTGCCGGCAGAGAGAAGAAAACCGTTGATATTGCCAACTACAATTGTAGCAAAGGCAAAGCAACAACAAACACAGTCCGAGCCAAAGAACGCCGACAAATGGGTTGTCGGGAGCTGGTGAGGGTTTAAAGAGGAAATCACAAATGAAAGCAATAATTACAGTAATTGAAACTGAAGAAAGGCAAGATAGCCTGTCTGATTCCGATAAGGAACGAATCAAAGAGGCAGTCTTACATCGAGCCAGAAATAACCCAAATTTAGAAATCGTAACTTTTGCTAGAGAATTACGAGAGGCATTTATTTTGATAAATGCTTGAAACGCTCAAGCGTAGATTCATCAAAATCATCAAGGTTGTTTTGAAATTCTAATGACAATGTCTGAATGAATAGAGCAATCTCACGTGCAACTTGTTGGTTTAAAGGATAGTTTGAATGTGTAAATCTTGCCTTGGTAAATTCATACGCCAAGAAATCAGCCGTTGCTTTCTTCATAATTAAACTCCTTATTTTGATTGTTGGCTTGTTCAATATATCAACAACAAAAAATAAGGTCAAATTCTCCTTGATTGTTGGCACTCTCAAGAGAACTTCGGGCTTGGACGAAGTAAATCCCCAAGCAACCACCCAAAACCGCTCTCAACACCGTGCGAAGCAATTCGCCCAATCTTCTTGAATCTACTCCAAGAGAGCGGTTTTTGATGGTTTAACCATCGTTCCTTAGGTTGTTTGCCCACTGTAACAGGTGGGCTTTTTAATCTTGCTTCTCTACAGCGGGTATCATTGCTGGTAAGGTAAAGGAATAAGTCAGAAACAGACGAGTAAACAGGCGGATGTCGTCTAAATCCTGCTTAGAAAACTCAAGCAATGCATGGGAGGCACCATTACCTAATGTGCGGATGCGGTGAGCAAAGTCCTTCATACTTGGTGACAGTTTTCCTTTATCAGCCAACTGATTAATTCGTTGATTAAGGTTTTTGTCGGCTGGGTTGTCGTCTAATTTTGACAAAGCAAGCTCAATAACCGCACGGTAAGAGCTTCCCGCTTGTTTCAAAAACTTATTTTCTTCAACTAAACAAAATAAGTCTTCCGCTTCAGAGAATGCATTTTCTAAATCGGGAGGTAAATATTCCGGAATTTCTGGTTTAGATGGCAAAGGATAAAAGACAAATTTCTGATTAGGGAAGATTTCTTCCAATGAATATTTGTTTCTGTGATGGTTTTCAATAGTATTATTCGTAATATCTGATTGCGATGAAGAATACCCAAAACTAGGAGGGTTATTAGAGGCTAAGACATTCGTAACCACACCGCCACCACAATTATTACAAGTACCAAGAATAGCGAAAACATCGGTATTATGGTTATTTCGCTCACGTCTTGCAAAATCAGCGACCTCAAAAGCAACGTTTTTCTTCTTACAATACGGACAATCATGACCAAAGGTAATCATATGAGCCTCAATAAATTTAATAAATTTGTTTTGAAAATAGATCAAGACTTAACATCATCTGATGCATTATTACTTCTCAATACGCATTATAGACAGCTAAACGCACAAGAAAAAGAATTATTTACGCTTGCTTTAATGGGAAAAGTAGTTGAATTAAAGACAATGATAGAAGTTGAAAAAAATCGTTAAACTCATTTGACACCCACCGCCCTTTGTTCTAGACTATCCCCACTTTCAACAGAAAGTCGGGAACTGCAATTCCTGAATATTAGCGAGCGGTGAAAGATGATAGTCGCTCAATGCGGCTTTTTTTATAGCCGAAAACTAGCCAAATCAAAGGTATTACCAAAACGGTAACCCCTTTCAAAACTTAAAAGGTCGTTACGATTCGGATCGCCCTTTAAAAAGTTGTCAATGATGGGCTAGGTAAGGAGATCGAAAGATCTGCCGTTTACTCGCTAATACGGTTATTGCAGACCTTGCCTAGTTCATCACCAGTACTGCAATACTCGTGATGAGTTCTAAAACTTAATTAGCGAGAAATCAAAATGACAACTTTAACTTTTCAAAACACTACTCTTTCAGTTATTGACCGTAACAATCAAATCTGGTTATCGTCTATTGAAGTTGGTAAAGCCCTTGGTTATTCAAGCCCTGTTGATGGAGTAAGAAAACTTTACAATTCACACCAAGACGAATTTACCCCAAATATGACCGCACTTATCGATATGCGGACAAATGGCGGCGTGCAAAAAGTACGGATTTTCAGCCTGCGTGGTTGCCACCTAATCGGAATGTTAAGCCACACCAAAGTAGCTAAAGACTTCCGCAAATGGGTACTGGATATTCTCGATAAAGAAACCGCACAACCAAAACAGCTCGCCTTGCCTGAGTCTGATTATCGTATCGATCACATTTCCCAAAGCGAAGAAGCATTAGCTCTTTTCATCAGAATGTATAGCTTTTGTTTCCAAGCTCACGAAATGCAAGAAAAACTACGTGGCACTAACATTCCAAAACAAATGGAAAATGAGATTGGCGGGCAATATCTCTACAATTTCAAATACCCACTTGAACAAACAATGGCAAAAGCCAAAAAATTTATTCAATCTAATACCGAACGATTGGCATTAGTCAAAGCCTTTCACCAGTTACTTGATTAAAACTTAATTAAAACCGACCGCACTTTTCCCCGTGAAAATCGTGTGGCGGTTTCTTGCACCCTAAATTCAGCAAATTGATTAAAAAGGAAACAACATGAACAAACCAACAAAACCACTTCTAAAGTCATTCGTTATTTGTGGCGCAATTTTCTGTATCTGCATTGCCGCTATTCATTTGCTTAAATCGGCAAAAGCGGCTAGTCCGACAGATTGGCACAACAACGAAGTCAGCGAGCAAATCAGCCAACAGGCCCGAGCCGAAGCAAGAAAACTTTGGCGTGAGGAAAACGGCGATTGGCAACCGAATTTAACCCCGCAGGCGGAACAGGAACTACTCCACTACACCGCACAAAAACAAAAGGAATTAAACCGTGGCAAGCAATAAAAGACGAGATTACAGAGTTGATCCTCACCCAAAAGGCTTGGGATTTGTTGCTATTGAAATTATGAATGGTAAAGCAACTTGGCAAAGCCAAAACCATTGTGATGTGGAATTTTGCCGACTTGAAATCGACGAGCGTAAGAAACGGCTTGAAGCATTAAATAATGCGGCAAAGGAAAAGTATAAATGGGGAGAGAAAAATGGCTAGACGAATTTACCCACCACATCAATGCGGCAGCGACCACGATTACTACGACCAATTTGACGAACCGCAAGGCAAGCCCGAACCGGATATTTACGATTGGAAAGATGATAACGATTACAACGGTGAGGTGATATGGGAGGTGCAGCAATGAGTGATGAAACAAAACAAGAATATCTCAATAAAATTCGAGATTTACTCAATTTCCACATTATCGAACCCGAAGATTTACAGGCTTTACTTGAAGAATATGGCGAGATGCCATTTTAAGGACTTAACATGAACATTTTCATTGACATTGAAACCATTCCGACACAATCCCCCGACTTACAAACCTATGTGAGCGAAAACCTAAAAGCCCCTGCTAATTATAAAGACCCTGAAAAAATTAGTGCTTGGTTGGAAGAAAACAAAGCAGAAGCCGTCAATAAAACCTCGCTTGATGGCGCATTTGGGGAAATTGTAGCGATTAGCGTGGCAATTAACGATGAACCGGTGCAAACCTTTTACCGTGAAGATTGGCAATCACCTGACCGAGAATGGGATATCCTAACCCGCCTTAACAACTACCTCAAAACGGAAGCCAATAAATGCAAAACAGTACCGACATTCATCGGACATAACCTTGCCAAATTTGACGGCTTGTTTATGTGGCATCGTCACATCATCAATAGCGTCAAACCTTATTACAAAATGGATAATCGCAATACTTACGACACAATGTTGGAATGGTGCGGTTACAACAGGGAAAAATATCCATCACTAGACAAACTTTGCAAAGTGCTAGGCATTGAGCAAAAGGGCGATATTGACGGCTCAAAAGTATGGCAAGCAGTACAAGATGGACGAATCAACGAAGTCGCTGAATATTGCGCTAAAGATGTTGAGCGGGTGCGACAAGTTTATAAACGAATGAATTTTATGGAGTGATTATGAGCATAGCCACTTTAATTCTCGGTGAAAGCGGAACCGGTAAATCAACCAGTTTGCGCAATCTCGATCCGAAAAAAACATTATTAATTCAATCCATTCATAAACCCCTGCCATTCCGCCCTAAAGGTTGGCAAATTTTTGATGGACAAAAAGGTAATATCTTTGTGACAGACAATGCCAATGAAATCTGCCATTACATGGCACAAACACGGCGTGACATTATCGTGATAGATGATTATCAGTACATTATGGCAAATGAATTTATGCGCCGTGGCATGGAAAAAGGCTACGACAAATTTACCGACATAGGCATGAATGCATGGAAAATATGCGATTTAGCGACCAAATTGCCGACTAATAAGCGGGTTTATATTTTGGCGCACACGCAAAGTGATGATTTTGGTCGAACCAAAATAAAAACTATTGGGAAAATGCTTGATGAAAAAATCACCCTTGAGGGAATGTTCACCATTTGCCTACGCACACAAGTGAAAGACGGTATGTATCAGTTTACCACGCAAAATAATGGCTCTGATACCGTAAAAAGCCCAATGGGATTGTTTGAACATCCCGTCATTGATAACGATTTAACAGAAATCGACCGCATTATCTGTGATTACTACGAGATTTCATCCGCAGAAGAAAGCGCGGTTGAAAAAACAAACGAAAATCCAACCGAACCAACAGGAGAAAATTAATATGGCGATTATGTTTACTTACAACGAAGAACAAGCTGTTAAAGGCGGACAATCTAACTTTATCAGTGAAACCGGTGCTTACATTGGAAAAATCACCGAAGCCAAATACACCAAATCACAAGGTGGTGCCCTGGCGATCGAATTTTCTATTGAAACTGATGATGGGCAACAAGGCAATTATCTTTCCGTCTATTACAGAGGCAAAGATCAAAAAGAGATTACCGGCGGTATCAATATGATTCAGGCCATTATGGGCGTAACCGGCGTAAAAGAATTGACAGTTAAAAAACAAGGTAATGATGACATTGCACCGGAACTTACCAATAAGCGTATTGGATTGTTCTTGCAAAAGGAATTGATCACAAAAAATGATGGCTCAGAGAGCTACCGTTTGCAAATTATCTGTCCATTCAGCCCGGCATCTCAAAAAACACTGGCTGAACATTTAAACGGTGAAGAGCCGAAACGCATTCAGTGGCTTCTTAATCATACACAGGATAAAGATAGCCGTACGAAGAACCAGCCACGTCAAGAGCAATATCAAGCACAACACCAATATTATCAATCCACTGCACCGGTACCGCAAAATAACGGTGGATTTGATGATGACATTCCATTCTGAATTCCACCGCCCACGATTAAGTGGGCTTTTTTATAGGTAAACAAAATGAACATTAACGAAACATTACAAGAGCGCAGTCACACTCACGGTGACTTTATCGAAGGCTCGCAAACATTCGATAAGCTGATATCTGCAATCAATGAAAAGCGAAGTAATCTTGATGGCACACAATATTATGCTTTAACTATGTTAGCCGCCAAACTTACTCGAATCTTAAATGGCAATGCACACGAAGCCGATCACTGGGTTGATTCTATCGGCTATCTAACACTAGGCGGTCGATTAGATATTCCGGAAGAACCGCTATCGCAACAACCGCTTAATGCTTTTGTCGAGTTGCCGGTAATAAAACAAAATAAGGAGAATTAATCATGTTTTGGTTTAAAAATGCCATTATTTATCGTTTAACCAAGTCACTTGATTGGGATTTAACACAATTACAAAATCAACTTAGTGATTGTGCTTATGTTCCTTGTGGTGCGCAGGATATAAGTAAATTCGGTTGGGTATCACCATTACGAGGTTCTGATTTATTGCATTTTTCTGTGGGAAATCAAATTCTATTAGTCGCTCAAAAAGAAGAGAAAATCTTGCCGGCGCAAGTAGTTGATTCCGAGTTAAACAAGCGCATAGCCGCATTAGAAGAAAAAGAACAACGCAAGCTGAAGAAAACGGAAAAACAAATCTTAAAAGATGATGTGGTGATGAATTTATTGCCTCGTGCATTCAGCAAAAATCAACATACCGCATTATGGATTGATACAGAACAAGGCTTAATTTATGTAGATTCCGCATCACACAAGCGAGCGGAAGATGTGTTGGCCCTATTGCGAAAATCCCTTGGTTCTTTGCCTGTTGTTCCCCTTGCTTTCGCCAATGAACCTAGCACAGTGATGACAAATTGGATTGCTCAAGATAGCTTGCCCGATTGGTTAATCGCACTAGAAGAAGCGGAGTTGCGTGGTACTCAGGAAGACAGTGTGATTCGTTGCAAAAAGCAACCTCTTGAAAACGAAGAAATCCTTGAATTGCTACAAGACGATAGAAAAGCAGTGAGTAAGATAGCCTTAGAATGGGAGGATACCCTCACCTTTGTCTTTCATGAGAATTGCACACTCAAACGCCTAAAATTTACCGACAATGTGCGTGAGAAAAACGATGATATTTTGAAAGAAGATTTCGCCCAACGTTTTGATGCAGATTTTGTTTTGATGACAGGCATTCTTACCAAATTAACTCAAAATTTATTGAATGAATTTGGTGGCGAAAAGCACCGAGAATAATTAACCGAACCGCTCTTGAGCGGTTTTATTTTGGAGAAAGGAAATGATCGAACTAATCAAAAACATTGAGCAATGGGCGGAAGATCGAAATTTAATTAACGGCTCTACTCCGCAAAAGCAAATGTTAAAGCTAATGGAAGAATTTGGCGAGCTTTACAGTGAAATGCTTTACTGATGGTTAATTTATTTGACACAAGCCGCTTACAGAAATGTGAGCGGTTTTGTTTTATGGAGAGAAAATGTTTACCTACGGCTCAATCTGTTCGGGAATTGAGGCGGCAAGTGTAGCGTGGAAAGGTTTAGGCGAACCTCTATGGTTTTCTGAAATCGAACCGTTCCCTTGTGCGGTGCTTGCTCATCATTACCCCGATATTCCAAATTTAGGCGATATGACTACCCTACCTGAAAAAATTCTTAATCGTGAAATTCCCGCTCCTGATGTGCTGGTCGGGGGAACTCCATGCCAAGCGTTTTCTATTGCGGGCAAACGTGAAAGTTTAAATGATGATAGAGGGAATTTGACCCTTGCATTAATTCATATTTTAGAGGCGATTGATTATGTCAGATTTAATGACAGAAAAGCCCCATGTGTACTCGTGTGGGAAAACGTACCGGGTGTACTATCCACAAAGGACAACGCATTCGGACACTTTTTGGCTGGACTGGCTCAAGAAACAGAGCCGTTACAACCAACAGGGAAACGATGGACAAACGCTGGTTATGTGCATGGGAAAAGAACCATTACATGGCGAATCCTCGATGCTCAACATTTCGGAGTCGCCCAACGGCGCAAAAGAGTGTTTGTTGTGGCAAGTGCTGGAGCAAGAAGTGTCGCCCAAATACTCATTGAGCAAAAAGGCGTGTCAGGGAATATTGAACCGGGCAGAAAAACGGAACAAGGTATTACCGCCTATGTTGCAGGGAGCTTTGGAACGTATTGCAAGTCAGATGTAGGCGGAACAGTAAGAGCAAATGGTGGTGATTTGGGCGGAGGCAGCGAAACTTTTATTGTTCACGGCACACAAGACCCGATAATCAGTCAAACGACTGCACATTGTTTAGGTCGTAACAACGGACAAGAGAATGTGTTATTTGATATTGCTCACCGTTCAGATGTGGTAAGAGTTCAGAAAAATACAACGCCGACACTCACTGCACGAATGGGGACAGGTGGCAATAATATCCCTTGCATTGCCCTAGCGGGAAATACAATTGGAAGACAACCTCAAAATGGTGGTAACGGTAATGAGTTTGATGAAAGCGGTGTAAGTTACACGCTGACAAGCACAGATGTTCATGCTGTCGCCAATAACACCATTGTCCGTAAGCTCACTCCAATAGAATGTGAGCGATTACAGGGATTTCCGGATAATTATACAAAAATTCCTTACCGCAACAAATCGGCAGAAGAATGTCCTGATAGTCCACGTTATAAAGCGATTGGAAACTCAATGGCTGTACCGGTTATACGGTGGATTGGAAAGCGATTAGTTGATTATTTAAAACAAGCCTAGCGAAAGCTAGGTTTTTTATTTGAGGCTAAAGTTATGGACTGGAATTTAATAGATAACTTAATAATAAACTGGCTGCTTGCAATCTACATATATCAAATTTTAACTAGATGGATAGATATGCGAAATGGTGAAGATGAATTCTTTTTCCGTGTAAAAGTTTGGCTAATGCTGCGTGGAGTTAAAGATGTTTAAACAAGAATTACAAGTCATGAACGGCAGACGATATATCGTGCTTGAGAGCCAATTCCGAAGAGAATGGCGTGTAGTTATGGAAACAAGAGAAACGGTCACACAAGGCGAGGCATTAGAAATCGTCCAATACTGGCTTAAGTACAAAGATGTAACACCGGAACAGCTAAAAGTTGTTGAAGTGCCGGATATTTTGAAGTAGTGGAGAGTGAATATGGAACAAATTAAACTTTCCTCAAAAGCTGAGGAAGAAATTGTTAATGCGGCAAAAATGGCTGCGTTATCCAACCTGACAGAAAAAAGCCAAAACCTAATCACGCTTGAGGATATAGCTATCTATATGAGACGACATTATCAGACTGTCGCAAAAACAATCTCAAAATTACCTAACTTTCCTAAGCCGGTCACATTAGATCCGCAGAAAAACTCTCGCCCCCTGTATATAGCGGGCGAAATTGTCCGTTGGTGTCGCATTAACGCTAAACGCCTTAATTAA